AGTCAAGCATGGCAGAATCCGGGCAGTTCTATGACGCACAGGCTGCCATCAAGAAACATGATCAGGAAGCTTATGACGTACTGTTGAAAAATGCCGAAAACAAACGTGACGGTTATCTGAAAAAAGCGGAGGAAGAGGTAAAGAAAGCCGCAGAAGCAGCCAAAAAAGGAAATATCGGTGGGCATATCGACCCCAAGCAGTCCGGGAAGAATCCGGAAGCGGAAGCCAAGCAACGGCTTGCCACAGAGCGTAGGCTGGCGCAGGATCTTGCCGCCCTGCAGGCTGAAAACCGGAAGGAAGAGATAGACCGCATGCAAGCCGGTACCGAGAAGAAACTGGCACAAATCGAATATGACTATAACGCCCGGAAAGAAGAGATAAACCGGCAGGAAGCCGACTGGAAGCGTGAGAACAAGGAAGCCGGTCTTTCTACCGGAGATAACGGACTTACCCGGGAGCAACAGGATGAACTTGAAAAAGCCCGTGCCTCAAACACCGAGTCAAGGAAAAAAGCGGAGGCGGACGTGTACAGGGAAGAGGCGGAAGCCATGCGTGACTATCTGAAGGAATACGGGACCTTCCAGCAGCAGAAACTGGCCATCGCTGAAGAATATGCCGAGAAAATCCGCAAGGCACAGTCCCAGGGCGAAAGGCTGACTTTGGAGAAGCAGCGTGATGCGGCTGTGCACAAAGTGGACATGGAAGCCCTTACCCAGAAGATAGACTGGGGAGCAGCGTTCGGGGATTTGACCGGTCTGCTTGCAGACCAGATGAAGAACCTGCTTGGCGAACTTAAACAGTATGTCAAGACGGATGAGTTCAAAAAAACGGGAGCCGCAGACCAGCAGGTCGTTTACGATGCCATCGAACGGATTCAAAGCATGCTCCCCGGTGGCAACGGGACATTGGATTTTGCCCGGCTGCAAACGCAGATGCACGCTTTGGGGGATGCCGTAACACGCGTGCAAAATGCGGAACTGCAGCAGGAAGCGGCATTCGCCCGGTTAAAAGCGGCGCAGACCGATTACAACAAGGCTCTTGAAAGCGGTAACCAGGCAGAAATAGAACGTACCAAAATCGCTCTTCAAACGGCCCAATCGTCCAGCGTTTCAGCTGACGAAGAATACCTGAACGCCACCTCTGAAATGAAGGCGCTTGCCGGGGAGGTGAAAAGTGCCTCCCAGGACACGGTTGACGGGTTGAACATGGTATCCGACGGGTTGCACGGCTTTGCGAGCGGAACCTTGCAGGGATCATTTGAAGGAATCCGGAACATGCTTACCGGTCTTTCAAAACTGAATATCGGAGGCAAGGTCGGTGATGCCATCAGTCAGATGTCCGAGACCCTGTCAAGTGCCGGAGTCATCGGGCAGATCATATCGGCCATCCTCTCCATACTGGATTTGCTGAAAGACGGTATTGGCCCGATTATCTCATCATTGATAGACACCATTTTCAATGCGATAACCGGAATACTCGACAATATCCTCAGCGGAGACCTGTTCAAACAGATAGGCGGTTCCCTTGTGAAAGGTATCGGGGGATTGCTGAATACGGTGTCTTTCGGAGGTTTCAACAAACTGTTCGGCATCGGCGGGAACGCCAGGGAAGTGCAGGCGGCTATAGACCGTCTTACGGACCGGAACGAGAAACTGCAGACTTCCATCGAAGACCTGACCGATACCATCAAGGCAAGCAAGGGGACAAAATCGGTGGCGGCTTACCGCGATGCGTACAAGATGCAGCAGGAAACGAATTCGAACTACCTGCAGATGGCTATGGCGCAAGCCGGCTACCACGGAAGCCACCACAGCTGGAACTACTACTGGGGCGGCTTCAGCCAGGCACAGATAGACAAACTGAGCGGGCAGATTGGCCGCCAGTGGGACGGGAACCTGTGGAGCCTGAGCCCGGAGGAGATGAAGGCACTGCGTTCGAATGTGGACATGTGGACGCAAATTCAGAACACCGGCAAGGGCGGCTATGGCGGGCGACTGACCGAGAAGCTGGATGACTACATAGACCAGGCCGGCAAGCTGGAGGAACTGACCGACCAACTGTATGAAGGGCTGACGGGCATTTCGTTCGACGGTATGTACAGCAGCTTCATCGATAATCTGATGAACATGAAGTACGGTGCCAAGGATGCGGCGGAGGATATATCCGAGTACTTCATGAAAGCCATGCTGAGTAACAAGATAGGTGAGCAGTACAGCGAGAAACTGAAAGGCTGGTGGGAGAAGTTCGGCAAGGCCATGGAGGACAACGAACTGACCGAGGCGGAACGGAACGCGCTGACCGAAGAGTACATGCAGTATGTGGACGAAGCCCTTGCCCTGCGTGACAACCTGGCGGCAGCCACGGGCTACGACAAGACCGAAGCCGGCGGCACCAGCCAGAGTGCGAAAGCGGGCGGCTTTACGGCCATGACGCAGGACCAGGGGACGAAGCTGGAGGGCATGTTCACCAGCGGGTTGCAGCACTGGAGCAGCATGGATGACCGGCTGGAAAGTGTGGCGGAGAAGATGGACACGGCTGAAGGCCACCTGGCCCGGATAGCCGAGAACACCGGTGTGAGCGCCGGACACCTGGGCGAACTGAAGGAAGTGATAAAGAAAATGATACGTGACGGACTAAAAGTGAAGTGATATGGGCAATATACTGAGCGGACTGGTGCTGGTGAACGGCACGGACATCTGGACGGAATACGGCGTGTTCCTGGTGGAAGACCGGCGCGGCGGCATGGAGAACCTGACGGCCATCCTGACCCCGAGCAAGGCCAAGAAGGATACCGCCGTGGACATACGGGAAGAGGACGGTGAGAAATACTCTGCAGTTCTTAACCCCAAGAACGAGGCGCGGGACGTGACGCTACACTTTGCCCTGTACAACAAGACCCAGGCAGGCTGGATGAAGCAGTACTTTGCCTTTGTGAATTTCCTGAAGCGGGGAAAGGACGGCTGGCTGGAGATCCGTTTTCCCCAGCTGGACCTGCAACTGCGGGTGAAGTATGCCGACTGTACGAAGTTTACCCCGCTGACCTATCTGTGGACGGAAGGCGTGCATGCCGGAAAGTTCCGGGTAAAGTTCCGGGAACCGAAACCGATTATATAACCATTCAAACGCTATTAGAATATGCTTCTAACGATATATGACAAAGCCGGGAACAAGCGTGCGGATGTGGCCGTGAACGACAGCTCGACGCAAAGCAAGGAGGTACAGGGAGACAATGTGCTTTCCCTATCGTTCAGCTACTATGATTTTCTGCCCCTGGACGTGAACGACTACACGGACTATCTGGGCGAACGGTACTGGCTGACGGAACGCTACACGCCGAAGCAGGTGAACGAGGGCGAGTGGGACTATGACCTGAAACTGTACGGCGTGGAGAGCCTGATCAAGCGGTTCCTGGTGCTGGAGACGACGGACGGGGACACGAACCCCTTGTTTACCCTGACAGCCATGCCCCGCGAGCATGTGGCGATGGTGGTGAAAGCAATCAATGACGGCATGGGCCACATTACCGACTGGAAGGTGGGTACGGTGGAAGGTACGGAGCTGATTACGATAGACTACGAGGGGATGTACTGCGACGAAGCCCTGAAAGCCATTGCCGAAAAGGCCGGCGGCAAGGTGGAATGGTGGATTGAGGGGCAGACGGTGAACGTGTGCCGCTGTGAACACGGGGAAGAAATCGCCCTGGGGTACGGCAAGGGGCTGACCTCGCTGGAAAGAGACACCGGCAACACGGCTAAGTTCTACACCCGCCTGTTCCCGGTAGGTTCGACCCGCAACATCGATGCGGAGAAATACGGCAGCCCGAGGCTGATGCTTCCCGGCGGCAAGAAGTACATCGAGCAAGGTGTGGAGGAATACGGCATCTATGACCATTACGAACAGGATGCCTTCAGCGGTATCTACCCCCACCGGGTGGGTACGGTGAGCTCGGTACGCAGCGAGGAGGTGACGGACGAGGAAGGGAACAAATTCACCATCTATTACTTCCGGGACGGGGAACTGAACTTTGACCCCAACCTGTACGAGCTGGCCGGCGAGACCAAACGTGTGTCGTTCCAGACGGGCGACCTGGCCGGGCTGGGAGAAAGCGATGACCACTACTTTGAGGTGAACTACGACAGTGCGGCAAGGGAATTTGAACTGATTACCATCTGGCCCTACGATGACGACACCCAGCTGCCGGGCGGCAAGCTGGTGCCCCGAGCAGGCGACACCTATATCCTGTGGAACATCCGGATGCCGGATGAGTATTACCGGCTGGCCGAAGAGGAATTTGCGGCAGCGGTTGAGGAGTACAACCGGGACCACTGGCTGGACATTGCCGCTTACAAAGCCCCGACAGACCCGGTGTACATCGAGGAGCACGGCATCGACCTGTTTGTGGGCAGACGGGTGAAACTGGAGAGCCGGAAGTATTTCCCGGAAAAAGGCTACCGGCAGAGCCGTATCACCAGAATCAGCCGCAAGGTGAACGAACCCGGGCAGATGGACATCGAGATAAGCGATGCGCTGCAGGTGGGCAAGTTCGACAAGGTGACGGACAGCATCGGTTCGCTGAAAAGCTATACGAAATCAAAGACGGAAGGCGCTGCCCTTCCGGACATCATACGAAGCTGGGACAAGACGCTGCCCACGGACAACAACCTGTTTTCCGCCCGGCGCAGCCAAAAGGAGTTTCTGAACAAGAACCAGCCGGACACAGCCAAAGAGCCCATCCGTTTTCTGAAGGGTGTGAGCTTTGGCGAGGCTGCCGGCGGCAAGTCCTGCGGCAGCGTGGACGGTGAGGGCAATGCCGAGTATCTGACTGCCGTGATCCGCGAACTGCTGCGCAGCACAGAGTTTGTGGACGGGCTGACCGGTGAGGGCTGGCAGCTGTGGATTGACCAGCTGACCGGACTGACGAACTTGACGGTGGACAAAGTGACTGCCCGGCAAAGTCTGGTGGCGCTGGAACTGCTGATTGAGCAGGTGCGCAGCGTGTGCGGCCAGCTGGTGGTGTCGGCAGCCAACGGCAAGATCAAAGACGTGGTGAAGCAGGGCGACAACTACCGCATCGTGTTTGAGCAGGAATCGGGTTTTGTGGCCCATGACCTGATGCGCTGTGCGGTTACAGGCGGAACAAAACTCAAATCCTACTGGGTGGAGGTGTCTTCTGTAATAGCCGATGGTGTGCTGGTTCCGGTAAGCGAGTTTGGCGGGGTGAAGCCGGAGGCTGGCGATGAATGCGTGCTGATGGGTAACACGGAAAACCCGCTCCGGCAGAACCTTATATCCATTGCGGCCACGGAGGACGGGCAGCCCCGTATCGACATTCTGGACGGTGTGAAGGCCAAGAACTTCAACGGCTGTCTTCGTTGCCGGCTGGGTAAGCTGGACGGCATCAAGAGCAGCGCTTTCCCGGCAGACAAACAGCCGAAAGGAAACGGCCTGTATGCCGACAACGTGTGGCTGAAGGGTACGTTCGTGTTGATGACGGGCGAGGACATCCTGACGCGGTTTGAGATAACTGAGGGGAAAATCCATTCGGCCGTGGAAAGTTTGCGCAAGGAAATACGCGAAGACCAGAGCTATTTGGACAACAGCAGTTTTGCCGACGGCATGGACAAATGGAAGACGGGCAGCAAGGCTACGCTGTTCACCCTGGGCGGACGCTGGATCTGGGCGAACGGCGGTCCTTACGGCACGAAGCCGGACGGGCATGCCGAGATACGGACCGACGGCAAGGTGCCTTATGCCTATATCCGGAACAGCTATATCATGCAGAAACTGGAGGACTTCCGGCTGGTACCGGAGTACCGGCAGACGAACAGCCAGGGCGAACGGGTGCCCGGCGTGGTGTATCTGTCCTTCAGTTACCGGGTCATCAAGGCCGGAAGGTTGAAAATCGAATTTGTGGGTGCTGACAAGACCGGGTTTGAAAACTTCAACATGTTCGGCCATGAAGAGGACCTGCCCGTTGGCGGCGAGAAGATGTTCACGCTGGACGGCCTTTGGAACGGTACGGGAGACTTCAAGCTGTCGTTTACGGGCGTGATTTACATTTCGCTGCTGGTATTCTCTACCAACAAGGCGGACGCACTGGCCTATAAGTACCGTACACTGTTCGAACAGAGCGACCGGCTGGTAAAGATTTCAGCGGCGGTGTTTGACAAGGACGGGGCTGCATTGAAAGAAACCGGGCTGGTGATCAAGCCGGAAGGTGCCGGGCTGTATGCCCAGGATGCCAGCGGAAAGGTGGCCCTTATCGGGGTCAGTGTGGAAGATACGGATGAATACGGCAAGCCCGTGAGCAAAATCAAGCTGACAGCCGACCATATACAGTTGGAGGGGCTTGTGACAGCCAACGGGAACTTCAAGATACTGGAGGACGGCAGCATTGAAGCCAAGAATGCCAAGATAAAGGGATATGTATATTCTGTATTTAAAGACATAGATTTGAGCGATGCGACTGCACTTGGAAATAATTCTACAACAAGAAATTATGAATACAGATTGAATACTAACCTGTATATAGATGCTACATTTCGTGGTGTTGTCTTGCCCGTTTCAGAAGAATATGAAGGAGCCAGGGTCTTGGTTATGGATTCGCATTTTTTGAAGACAAGGGTGTATACAGACCCTACGACAATCCGGACAGAGGATGGAAGCCCTATTGAAAGCGGCCTGTTCAGACAGAAATATGAAGGAGCAGGCAAACACTGGGATATTTATGCTGCGGACTTCCTGCAGATAGATTCAGGTACGATTGAACTAATCCTAAAGAACTGTGCCATACTGGACCCGAATACAGGAGCGGTTACATCCAGAAAGCTCAAATGGATACTGATAGGAAGCAGTTGTCAAACGCTTTCCTGGTCCACAGGGGGCACAATTTATTACTATAGATATAATACTTCAGCAGAATGATGAAAAGATTGAACTTCAAGGAATTCAGCATGCCGTCCGGGATCAGCCGTACAAACTGGCTGACGGTTGACGTGCGCGAGCAGGTGGCAGACCTGCTCTATACCCATGCCAACGGCATCAAGGCCCACCGGCTGGCCTTCAAGATACTGGACAGCACCGGAGAAGAGAAATACGGTGATGAAGAAGCCGGGCTGATAAAATCGGTGGTGGAGCAATACTGTCTGCCCTGTGTGATAGACGGACTGAATGAACTGCTGCAGGCAGGGAACAATAAAAACGAATGAGTATGGCAGAAATGACACAAGAAGAACTGGTTCAGGAAGTGCTGAACCAGGTACTCCAGAGTTCGACCGGCGTGGAGGACTTGGAGACCGTCACCTCGCTGAGCGGTGTGAAATCACTGCCCGGCGAGAAGGACGGAAAGATGGTGAACGTCCCCCTGGAACTGATAGGGAAACCTGCGAGCGATGCCGCCGCCCGTGCCGAGGCTGCCGCCAAGAAAGCGGAAGGAGCCGTAGCCGGACTGGAGGAAAAGACCCAGGCCGCCACGGAAGCGGCCACCAAGGCCAACGAAGCGGCAGCCAA